TTGTAGAGAAGACAAGTCTTGTGCTTCATCTATAAATAATACTTCAAAGCTTGTTTTGATATCTTTTGTTATGTAATCCAATATAAGATCTGTAAAATCTTTTTTCTTTTTCTCTTCTTTAAATCTTTTTAGTTCTTCAGATAATAAATATAGTGTGTTTCTTTCTATATCTAACATGTTTTGTCTAGAGTCATAGTATTTCAATAGATCCATTTGTTTTACTCTAGCTGTTTCTATTATTGTTAAGTATTCATTATCACAGTTGAATGTGCCATCTTCATTAGAATACTTTGCTGTTTTGATAGGTATATTACACTTCTTACCAAACTCTTTATAATCTGCAGGTGACATCATCTTCTCTCTTGTCATACCTAGTTTTTGAAATGCAAAAGAGTGTAGTGTTCTAAAATTTTCTAGATCTGTATCTTTATCTAGTTCAAATTTTTTTGCAGCTCTCTCTGCTGCTTCGTTCGCAGCTTTTCTTGTAAAAGAGAAGTAGCCTATTTGCCTAGGCCGCACTCCTTTTTGTATAAACTCGTCTACCAAATTTAACAGTGTTGTTGTCTTTCCTGTTCCTGGTGGACCTAATATTATTGTTTTCATATTTTTTTATTTTTCTCTCCAATCTTTTTATCTTTGCTTCTGCCATATCTAATTTTTCTTTTAGTAAGCTCCATCTATACTTCCAATTAATTCCAAGCATTAAAAATGTTCCTCCTCATATTTTACTTGTGTCGTGCTTGCTTCTATTTGTTTAAGTGCTTTTATTTTTATAAGCCTTGGTTGTTGCTTCTTGACTCTAACTCTAGACTCTTCAACAAATACATCTAATTGTTTTATTAGATTACCTGTTTTAGTTTTATCTAGTTCCCAGTTATTACGCTTACAAAAATTATAAAAATCATCCATTCTAAAATATGTAAATTCTCTATCAGCATCTGTGTATGGTAGTTTATTAAATACATCATCAATCGTTCTTGCCGATTGTCTGTTTGTTGTCCAGTCTTGTAATAAATCTAATATTACATTTGTTGAATCTAAAGATTCTAATGGTTCTATTTCTTGTACGTTTTGTAGTAGTGGTTTTAAATAATATTGTTTCCAATCTTTTGCTTTTGGTACAGGCACAACTAAGTTTGCTTGATCTAAACATGCTAGTGCAAACAAAGGTGAGCTGTATAATTGTTCTGATTTTAATTCTATTCTATTTTCGTTTACATCTAAAAACCATTGTGGTGGTTTAGATGTGTATTTTGTAAGATTACCCAACAAAGGCATTTCCTCTTCACCAAAACCTACACCAAATCTTTTTGTTCTACAAAGACCTGATTGACATACTGCATTGATGGGTGCATCTTTGCATCTATATTTGTCGTAGCCTTTTCTGTTTACTGATTTAATTAGTAATTGTACTTCAGCATTACTCAAAGGTGGGTCCATGTGTTCTGCATTTGCTTTAACAATTTCATCTTCCCAACTATCCGGCTTGGCTTGTTTGTAATATACTGCAATATTAAACAAGGCATTGTTTCTTGATCCTTGTCCAAATCCAGTTGCTGCTAGTTTATTTAAACAAGGTGGACCAGCAGTAAATGCCTCTTCTATTTCTTTTTCTCTAATTTTAATTTGTTTAATTCTGTCTTGTCCGCAAGAATATAGATCATATAACTTATAAAATTCCTCAAGTGAACAAGCATTACCGTCATCACTAATCGCATATCTTAATCCTTTTGTTTCATTGTAGTAGGGTAAGTTTAAGAAATTACCTGTATCCCCACGCTCCACAAGTATTTCTGTTTGTTTTGGAAATATCTCACAACCTTCATATCCCAATGCTTTTGAAATTTTTTTAAGAGTATTCTGCATAAGAGAAGCAGACACATATTCTTTTGCAAATAAAAATACATGTGCTCCTCCAGACTTTGATCTACATATTATTAGAGGTAAATCTAATTTACGAATATTAGATATAAGAGATTTATGATCAAGATTATACTCATCAATATCAATGCAACCCCACTTACAATCATTCTTCTCCGTAATTGGGATAATTCCGAGCGCAGCTCCAACACCTTTGATGTGGTTCTCAAATAATTCTCTCGTAACTTGCTGACGTACAATGAACGCCTTTCCTTTTTGTTTTCCGTTATCATCTTTATCACCTTTCTGATATTGACCATATGCTATAGTCAATCCTTCAAATATATTTTTAAACTTATCAATCATTTCTATTTCTTTTTGTGGGGCAGCTCCAGTCTCCCATTGCTGCCCCGTTTTCCCTAGGGGGAAAATTAATACGGAACTTTATCTTCCGTAATCTCTTCTTTACCATGCTTTGTTTTAATAGCACCCTTTTTAATGCTATCTGCAAAGCTTTTTGCTTGCTCGTACAGGGCCTTATCTTGTATAGGACCTATTTTGGACACAGACCAACCAAACCAACTACCTTTGTCGTTAGACTGGGGCACTGTTTTTAAGTTGTATAAGTGTGAACACATTGGAGGTGTGAACATTCCATTCTTACCTTGTAATTTAATACCACTCATAATAGAGTTCCAATTTTTACTCACCTTTAACTGTGTCGATTTCATTGTGATCAGAGCTGTTTCTGCCCCATTGTCTTTAGACACTATCACAAAATACGATGCAGTGTTTTCAAGATAGTTTCCATTCTTCAATCTATCTTTATTGATTGAATCACGAGTTGCCTCGTTAATGATGCCACTACCAGCAGTATGTATTGCTACAGGTGCACCAGAACCCTCTCCTCTATCTTGCCATTCAATGTACTCTCTCTTGTAATAACAAGGAATTACATTGATTCCCTTTGCGCCATCATAAACTTCATGAGTCACAGTATTATAGATCATACCTGGTTCGGCACCTTCTACATACTTAGAGTCTCTTTTGTTTACTTGCGGCGATAGCTGTCCCAAGATTCTTAAGAACGGAAGAGCAAGATCATCTTGCGCCATGTTCTCTAAACCTTGTGAAGCGTCTTGTTCAAACATACCTGCTACAGGTAAGTTTGATTCTTTTTTTACCACGTTTCCCGTTTCGTTTGTCATGTTTCTCCTTTAACGTTTCATTTTAGTTTCATCTTTCACAAATAAGTGAAAGAAGTCGGAAGGCATGTCAAGTCCGGACTCAACACGCTCCCTGTATAGGGCCTTCAATGTCATTGGCTCAACCTTCTCTCGTTGGTTAGGCTCATAACCATTGCCGACCGCAAGGTCTAGCAGTTGCTTCGCCTTGTCATCTTCTCCTTTACCAAATGTTACTGCAACTTCATTTTTAATGATGTCACCCAACCCTTGATCTCGAAGCCATTGATACGCTGATGCTTTTTTCTGTGGATCCTTTGGTAAGGTACAGCTGTATTTTTTATTTACTTCTAATACAGTACCATCAGCAAGTTTCAAAGACTGTAATCCTTGTTCTGCTAATATTGCAGGGATAGTCTCTGAACTAATTTTGTCTCTTTGATTTTTTAATTCTTTCATTATGTTTTCTTGATGTTCTAATTGTTTATCAAGATCCATAATTTTTTCTACGTGTATTGATAATGCACCTAGATCTGTGTTCTCAGCAACTTTTTGCTGATCTTTTTCAAAGTCTATTGCTACTCCGTTGTAATCGTAATTGTTATTGTCGCTCATGTTTCCTTTCTATTGTTCATCTATCTCTAATGGATAGTATCTTTTTTCTTGTCTGTCCCACTTTAACATATTGTATTTACCATTGGTAGCTTTACTTACCATTGATGTAGATATACCTATAATTACAGGATCACCTACAGCTAATAAATAATCTTGACTTCTTATGTCTCTAAGATTTTTTCTCATCTTATGTACATAAGGTGATGCAGATAATATAGCTTGCTCTCTATTTGGCAAACATATTACAAGATAACCAAAGTCCGATGCACTTAATATATTTATGTTAGGCGCTGGTTGTTGAACTACATAAACAAATCTCTCATCAGGATTGTTTTTATAAAAGTCTAAAAACTCCATCAAAGAATTAGGTTTGTATAACTCAAATATTTTATTTTTCATTTCTATTTCTCTTGACTTCTTATATGGGAATGTCTATATACTTGTCAAGTAGAAAGAATAAAAAATTATGGCATGGAATAAATTTAGTATAACTAATTGTATTTATTGTAGTGAAGCATCTTCTGATAGACATCACTATAAAGAATCAGTATCCAATTCTGGCAGAAAAAGGGCATACGCTTCAAAAAAGGACACACTTCCTACTTGTAGAGAATGTAATAGATTATTAGGTTCTGCTAACCCTTCATTCATAGACTGTTGTTATATTTTATATGACAAGGTATCACACAAACATAAGAATACTTTAAATATTCCTGAATGGGAAAAAGAAGATTTAGATGAACTATCAAAAACTTTAAGACGTAAAGTTCTTGGTGGATTAAGAAAGAAAAAATATCATATGAAAAGATTAGATACATTACTTAAACATGCTCAAAGTTCTTTAACATACAAAGAAGTAAGAGACATAGTTATATACGGAGATAAAAATGAAATACAAATTTAAAACAAAACCATATAAACATCAGCTTACTGCATTAGAAAAATCTTGGGATAAAGAAGACTACGCATACTTTATGGAAATGGGTACAGGTAAATCTAAAGTATTAGTTGATAATATTGCTATGCTATATGATAAAGGTAAAATAAATTCGGCCATAATTATAGCGCCAAAAGGTGTCTATCGCAACTGGTATTCTGGAGAAATACCTAATCATATGCCTAGCCATATTGATTATAAATCTGTATTATGGACTGCTTCTACTTCTAAAACAAAGGATAAAGAGTATCAACAATTGTTCAAAGTAGACTATGACCTTCACATCCTTGTTATGAATGTCGAAGCTTTTTCAACAAAAAGGGGACAAGAGTTTGCGTTAAAATTTATGCGTTGTCACGACGTATTGTTAGCTGTTGATGAATCCACAACTATTAAAACACCAACAGCAAAAAGAACTAAAGCCATAACTACATTAGCACCTATGGCAAAGTATAGACGTATTCTTACAGGTTCTCCTGTAACCAAATCTCCTTTGGATTTATTTAGTCAATGTAGGTTTTTAAGTGAACACCTTCTTGGTTTTGGTAGTTACTATGCTTTTAGACAAAGATATGCACACATGGTTAGTAGAAACTTTGGTGGTAGACAAGTTCAGATTGTTGGTAGTTATCAAAGACTAGACGAACTATCTAATAATCTAAAACCGTTTTCATATAGAGTTTTGAAAGAAGACTGTTTGGATCTACCTGACAAGATATATATAAAAAGAGAAGTAGAACTTACACCTGAACAACAAAGTCATTACAGTTCTATGAAATCAATAGCGTTGACTGCTCTCAAAGGTAAAAGAGTTTCTGCTCCACATATATTGACTCAGATGATGAGACTACATCAAATCACTTGTGGTCATGTTAAATTAGATGATGGTACAACAGAAGATATAAAGAACAATAGACTCAATGAACTTATAGATGTACTTGAAGAAGTAGAAGGTAAAGTTATTATCTGGGCTAATTATATTTATGATATAGAAAAAATAGTAAACACTATAATAAAAAAATATGGTGAGGAATCAGTTGTAGACTATTATGGTGCAATAGATTCAGAAACAAGACAAAAGAATATTGTAGAATTTCAAGATCCGCGTTCCAAGGTCAGATTCTTCGTGGGTAATCCACAGACTGGCGGGTACGGTATTACGTTGACACAAGCTAACACAGTCATTTATTATTCTAACGGCTATGATTTAGAAAAAAGATTACAGTCAGAAGATAGAGCACATAGGATAGGTCAAAAAAAATCTGTAACTTATGTTGACTTTATTGCTGAAAAGACTGTAGATGAAAAGATAGTCAAAGCGCTGCGTAAAAAAATTGACATAGCGTCAGAGATTTTAGGTGAAGAGTTGAGAGACTGGATCTAATGTTTGAAAAAGTAACTATAATAACGTTGTTATATTTAACAACAATGGGAGATGTTAAACAACACAGCTTTGAAATATTTCAATCTTGTGATACTTGGTTTCATACCAATGTAAAAGTTTTAGAAAGGAAGAAACGCAAATTATTTTCTAGTCATGTTTAT